TTGACCTGAAAAAGCTCACTTCGGGGTCACCGACGAGGTGGGCATCCTGGGCTCCGACCGCGACGAGTTGGGCAATACCACCAGACATTTTATATTATATGGAGACTTTATTTTTAAGTAGCGAGAGAAGTCCGAAGGACTTCAGGATGGGGAAGCCACTCGGGATGGGAACTGGGACACAAATTGGAGGAAATTAAGCGACGTTGGAGGTCGAGTTCTCTATGATAGGTTCTTCGTAAGATAAAATCGTTTGTTCCATAGATTTCATGTCTTGAAGACTATCCTGTTCGATTAATGAATCCATCGTTAATTTAATGATCCGGTCACCTTCGTTTTTCACACGAACGTTGAAGTAGTTAGCTATGAAGTCTCCTGGGCTGGCAGCGATCGTCTCTAAACATTTTGCACCGATAGCGTTAATTTGTATCGTACAACTTGCCGAACCATCGGCGTTTTTAGTGTACGTCGTGGTGCAAGAATCTTCTAATTGGGGCATTATATTGTATATAAAGCTTTTATTTTTATATATAATAACATGGAGTTCATTTACGAACGTGAAAATTTTATATCATCTGAATTTTGTGCCCACATTATAGATAAGTTTGAAAAAGATGATAATAAACGAATTGGTAAAACCAGTAGCGGTGTCGAAGATAATTATAAAAGAAGTATGGAAATAAGACTATATAGAAATGAACAATGGGTAGATGAGTTAAACTCATTCGATGAGGTTTTGGAGCGTGCAAAGAACGACTATAGAGCATACATAAAAGACATCGATCGAAACGGGATATTCGATACGGTTTTGTGTAGTAGCCACACGTACCCACCACAAATTCAAAGAACTTTACCTGGTGATTTTTATCACTGGCATAGCGATGCCAATATTCCTACGAGTTTTAAGACGTTCACGTACATACTTTATTTAAACGATGTGGACAAAGAGAATGATGGAGCTACAGAGTTTAGTTGTGGAATGTGTGTCCAACCGAAAACGGGTAAGCTTCTCATCTTCCCAAGTACGTTTACATACCTCCATCGAGGTCAATTATTAAAAAATGGGGTCAAGTATATAGCCACAAATGGGTACACCTGTCTCTCACCTGACGTGTTAGCTGGAGTTAGGCGATGAGATGCCCCGAAAAATACAAAGAGTCGTTTCCATGATATTGCCCTTCGACAATGTAAACTTCTAAAAAATCGTTCGCAGCCATATCTATAATTGAGTAATGACCCCCTGCAGTCTGGTAAAAAGTGTCATTACCATCCAGTTGGGTATAAGCACGTGCCCGTGTGCTACTTCCATTTTTGTGTAGCGAAATCTGCAGGGTACTATTAGAATAACCAACATCTTTAAACCCGTTAAAACTGACTGCATATTTACCAGCAGTAGTTGTCGTAATACGGGTTCTTGTGTTGACAGAGGGGGACCCTTGGGCTTCGACGGTAGATGTGACATTTGTTGTGGGAGCCATGCTAATATTAAAAAATGCGTAAGACGGGGCATCCAAACCAGCACCTCTTCCTGTACCAGCATTCGTGAGCGACCAGGAAGCTCCCGTTTGTTTTATGATACCATTCACATCAAGGGCTACACCCGGACTCGCCGTCCCGATGCCGACGTTGCCACTTGATGTTATAGCAAAGGGGGCTGTATTAGATGAAGGTTGTACTAGAAACGCCGCGGAACCGATGTTATATATACGACTGTCTGTTATACCTGTATAATTCGTAATCCTCTGTAAAAAGGTTGTTGGGGCTACAGCCTGAGTTCCACCTTCTACATACAAATTTACAGTCCAAACTCTATCTAAGGGGACTGCACTAGGATTAAATTGTACATCCAAAAATGTTCCATCAGCTGTCTCGACGAGACGGAATTTCACAACAGCGTTTCGACCAAGAAATGTATCATGTCCATAGACATTAAGCATACTTCCTTGTGCCCATTCGAGTGCAATCTGGTAATTAACGTCAAACGTAACAGTTTCATGTAACCCTGAGGCAATTATCAGTAACTCACATCTAGTTCTAAAACCGGTATTCCCCTGTCTATATCCAGTCTTTAGTAATCTGTACCAGTCAGTTGATGATTTATCAGCTTCGACTAATTGTGTATTAAGTTTAAACCCGTATGATTTCCCGATAATCTCAACATCTCCGTTTGCTAGGATTGACATTTTTGTACCGTTATTCGTACCTAATTTCAATAGACCGTCTTCTTGATTAAGTAATTGCATATTGGTTCCATCGTGATCTAAGTATCCGCGTCTGTAGTTTCCACCGGTTCCGCTTCTACCTATATTGATTAACCCAGCTGTATCTGTCCCAACACGCAGAGTTCCAGCTACATCTAATACGCCATTGGAAGGAGTAGTCGTCCCGATACCGACTTTATTCCCCACTGAGTCCACGAAGAGGGTGTTCGTATCCACCACCAAGTTTGAGGAAATGGCGACGTCTCCCACAACATCTAGGGCTGACCCTGGGTTCGTCTTCCCGATGCCGACCCTATTATTAGTCGAGTCGATTTTGAGAGTATTCGTGTCGAACGCTACGTCACCACTGAATGATGCCGCACCAAACGTTGTTGGTGTTATATTCTCACTCCCGTTAAAGGAAACCCCACCGATGGTCCTCGCGGTCGTCAGTGTTGCAGCAGAAGTCGCAGTATCCGCATTACCATCTAATGCCCCACTAAATGTAGTGGCCGTTACGGTCCCCACAACATCTAGGGCTGACCCTGGGTTGGTCTTCCCGATGCCGACTTTATTCCCCACTGAGTCCACGAAGAGGGTGTTCGTATCCACCGCCAAGTTTGAGGAAATGGCGACGTCTCCCACGACATGTAGATTAGAAGTGGGACTATCCGTCCCGATGCCGACGTTCCCTGTCGTCGTGTCCACAAACAGGTTCGCGGTCCCTACCTCGAGGTTCGACGAAACTGTTAGGGTCCCGTTCACGTTGACCTTTAAATCGACTGCTGTTTGCATAGTAATAGTCGACTGCGAGGCGTTACCCTGTGTGTACCCAATCTCGAGGGTATCTGTATCTTCACCAAAAATCACGGCGACGTTACTGTTACCGGTGGGACGGGTCATCACGAACCCGAGGTCTCCGGTCCCCACATTATCTTTACCGAGTTCGATGATGGGGTCTTTAACTCGTAGATTTTCTGTATCGATTGTCGTCGTAGTACCGAGAATGTTCAGGTTCCCCGTGATGATCGTGTCCCCCGCGACGTGGAGGGTCGCCCCGGGTGTCCTCGTCCCCACACCAATCCTAGACATCTGAGTGTCCACGAAGAGGTTCGCGGTCCCTACCTCGATGTTCGCCGTCGTGACGAACCCTGTCGTGGCGTTATTGAATTGAAGCGTGTTCGAGGTGACGTTCCCAACAGTGGTGATAGCCTCGAGATCGAAGGAGGGGTAAATCTCGATGAATCCCAGCTTGAGTCCCTCGGCCACGACGTTCCCCGTGACAGTGAGGACATCCGAAGAGTCTCCGCTGACGAAAAGATTTGAGCCGACTGAGAGGATATGCTGAGGATTGGTGTTCGCGATACCCACCTGGGGGGCATGTAAGGCTGAACTCTCAACGTTCAAGATACCATTCACACCTTCCACAGGCATAGTTATTATAACTCGAGAGTATTTTTAAAGGGGGGAAACACGGAGGGTGAGAGAAGTCCTACGGACTTCGATCGGGATAGAGGATCTTATCAAATTGGTGTTTCATAAGGTCTTTTTTTTCATGTACGACTTCTACGGACTTGGTGCGATTGGCCACTCGTCACGGGTAATGTAGTAGTCATCTACTACTACCCAATTTTTTCTTTTAATTCTTTTACCAATGTCACACAACTCCTCTGATAGAAACTGTCGTTTGAAAATGTATCCATCTTTTTCAAAAGACATCACTATAGGTGTACGATTTTTTTATTGTAAAGCGGGACATGGACCACTTCCAACCAAATATAAACACGCGTAGTACCCGAAAATTATGACATCGGGATTCGTATAATCTGCACTGAAATACTTTATTAGTAGTTTAAGAAATAAGTGAAGCTAGGGTGGACTCAAGGAGACTCAGTCGTGCTTCCATCTGTTGGGTTTTGACCTTTTCGGCTTGGAGTTGGGTCCAAGTGGTTGATCCACTAGTGGTGATTTTAACTTTCGGTGGCCCTGGCCATATGGGGTTTTCTGGATCTTCTGTCGTAGAAGGAATATCACGAAGAGCCTGTCGGTACTCCATCCATTCGGTTTCGTTTTCCATAATAATATCATTTGTTTGGGTCCAGTCGGATAATCCGAGTTTGATATTTCGTTTTTTTTTAAGTTTTGCAATTGATAGATTTGGTTTAAAAACATTATTGTGATATTCTTCTATATCACTCATTGTTGGAGTAACCACATCCGGCGATTCCCAAAGCACGTTTTCTAATTTATTTTCTGGAATGGGATTGTTTTCTTCGTACATTCTCCATAATAAACCAGGTCTGAGTGCGGACATACACTGAAATATATCATGTGTTTCCATATATATATTTACATCATAATAATATTATTATCTAACTAACGCAGCTGAACATAACAAATGTGTACCGTTATCAATATAATCACTACTATGCACTCGAAAGCTGAAATAGTGTCCAACATTCATGTATACTTGACACGCGAACGTGTACGCCTCTTCTAATGAGGGTGCTGTGCGTAAATCTATAATCTCATCGTAAGTATTAATAACATTATTCAGGTTCCAATTAGTTCCAACGGCATCAAAGACTACTAGTAATTCTGACCCAGATGCACTAGTACTTCCCCGGGACGAGTGAACCGCACAACATGAAATTAAATAATTCCCCTCCGTTTTTGCTGTAAAACGCCCCCGATTACCGCCCATACCACTACCACCATGACTTGGTACAGTCATGGGACCTCCTCCATTATTGCTATATACTGATACAGTTGGGGACTGTGTGCACGTTTGAAGCCATGATCCAGAACACCATGACGTGTCAACTATTCCACCGGTGACCCTCAAATTCCCATTCACGTCTAATTTAGCACCCGGACTCGTCGTCCCGATGCCGACGTTGCCGCGAGTAGTTATATTCCCATAAGGATCTGTGCGTTTAGAGTATCCATGCACCCTGAGTAAAGTGTTTTGGGGTGGTACAGGTTTTACTCCATTTAAGTCTCGCAATTGCATCTTAAAAGCTGTAGCATTACTCGCTATAATAGTATGTGTGTATAACGTTTCACCTGAGAATTCGGGAATTTGAACATATATAAAGTTATTCCTGTTATCGAAAAAATCCGTCCCCTGTGATCCACCAACAGTGTAATACGTGACCCCATCAGCACTACCATTCGAATTATTATGATAAAGATTCCAAGTTGCCAATTTAACGAGTTCATGATGGGAAGATGAAGTTCCCTCGACCTGTAGTTTTACGTCTGGATTATCCGTCCCGATGCCGACGTTGCCGTTGGCGTCGATTACCATCTTATCAGTAAGGTCATCACCGGCACCACCTGGTGATTTCGTAGCAAACACGAGACCACCTGGATAATTACTACTTCCACCCGCGTTTAAAGTAACGGCTCCACGAATACTCCCGACGTCCCACGTGGTGTTAGCCGAGTTGTTAGTTGAAAATTTGATTTCGGCCGCACTCTTTAGAGTATCATCACCAACTTCTTTATGAAGTTGTAGTGTAGTTTCAGGACTCGTCGTCCCGATGCCGACGTTGCCGTCTGCATTAATTCGCATCATTTCAAGTATACCAGTTCCTATATGTCTCCCCGTTGAAAAAGTTAATTCTCCATCTGGAGCAGCACCACTATTGGCGGAATTTACACATTTAATAGAAGCGAGTTCATAATTAGGGTATCCACTACCCGTGCCATCTCTCGAATAAAATTCGATGCCACCCAACTGCTGATTGTTGTCCACACCCGTATCCGTATCAACAAACCTTATTGTAGGGACACTATCTTCCAAATGTAATAGTGTATCCGGATTCGCCGTCCCGATGCCGACTTTATTCCCCACTGAGTCCACGAAGAGGGTGTTCGTATCCACCGCCAAGTTTGAGGAAATGGCGACGTCTCCCACAACATCTAGGGCTGACCCTGGGTTGGTCGTCCCGATGCCGACGTTACCCTTATAGGGTTGTAAAGCAAGGTCATACCGACTGTCGTTCCCGGTGCTCCACCCCCCATCAATATCCGCTTGCCATGCTCTCCCATCAATCTGGGTCTGTAAACCGAGCGTCTCTTCACCGTGGGTCGCCATAACACCGAATATGTTAAGAACTCCATCTCCACCTCCAACATGTCTCGAGATAAGACTCGTCGTTCCGACAGGCTCCCCAGTGAGATCCGCTCCGTGAACTTCGAGAGGTGCACCCGGAGTCGCCGTCCCGATGCCGACTTTATTCCCCACTGAGTCCACGAAGAGGGTGTTCGTATCCACCGCCAAGTTTGAGGAAATGGCAACATCTCCCACAACATGTAGATTAGAAGTGGGACTATCCGTCCCGATGCCGACGTTGCCGTTTTGTTTATATATAGTTGGTGCGGGGAATGCGGCTGCGTTATTCACACCAATGACATGGCTAATATACACCGCATCCGCATTCGGCTCGGGACCCAGAGTTGATGTAATAGTCTTAACGCGAACGGTGTAAACGACGTTGTTGCCTTGTGAATTAGAGGTTTCGTTGAACCATACGTACAATCTCTCGTTTTTTTCTGTATAGTAGAAGTTATATATTTTATACCTAGATACGTCAGCGGTTGACAATGCTGGCACACCACCCCATTGTCTGGTTATATAAAAACGTTGATTACTTCCGTGGTTATGACCGCTATCAGAGATTTCTATTTCCATTCCTTCTGAATAGGACACACCTACAAAATATTTACTTGTGTTACCAGTTGGATTGAAAGTATAAGTTTTCTTATTGAAAAAACCTACAGCTGATATGGTAGGTACGGTGAGACTCCCCGAAATCTCAACATCTCCCACAACATCTAGGGCTGACCCTGGGTTGGTCTTCCCGATGCCGACTTTATTCCCCACTGAGTCCACGAAGAGGGTGTTCGTATCCACCGCCAAGTTTGAGGAAATGGCAACATCTCCGTTTGCTAGGATTGACATTTTTATACCGTTATTCGTACCGAATCGCAATAGACCGTCTTCTTGATTAAGTAATTGCATATTGGTTCCGTCATGATATATGTTTCCGAGTCTGTAGTTTGCTACGTTTCCGCTTCTACCTAGATTGATTAACCCAGCTGTATCTGTCCCAACACGCAGAGTTCCAGCTACATCTAATACGCCATTGGAAGGATTCGTCGTCCCGATCCCCACCCTGTTCGCCACGGAGTCCACGAAGAGAGTGTTCGTATCCACCACCAAGTTTGAGGAAATCGCAGCATCTCCCTCCACATCTAGGGTAAAAGCGGGGTCCGTGGATTTACCGATCGAGAGGGAATGGTTCGTGAAGATGTTCGTGCCTACTTCCGCGAACGCTTCGGATGCTGTAATGGCCTCATAATCTTCATCGTTATCTGCGAAAATATCAGAGATCGCTTTTGTATCGTCGAATGTTTGTGTATAATCACGCCAATCTTGGAGTTTGAGATCGGAAACGGTCGTGATTGTATCGTCTCGTCCCTGGGCGAACGCGAGTGCGTGGGCTTGAACATCGGCTTCATCTGTACGACCATGTGCGATCGCCAAAGTGACCAACATTCTTGGAACTTTATCCACTTTACGTTTTTTGAATTTCATTTTACCCCCGTCGAACGCGATCTTCGTGACGTCGCCGATCCACAGTGAGTTCGTGTCCACGTACATATCGCGGATCTTGTTCTCGGCGGACCCGATATCGAACGCCGCGTTTGTCATCGGAATGATATGACCCGCGAACCGAATACCACCATCAACATGAAGCGTATCCAACGGTGTGTCCGTCCCGATCCCCAAGTTCCCACTCATGAGGGAGACGTTACTGGTCCCATCCGAAATCAGGTGACCGGCGACCACCTTGAGGTTCTCGAATTTGGGAGTACCGGTCCCCTCGAAGAAGTTGATAAACTCCCCATCTGGTGGTGTTCGGGTCACGGTATCCTTGTACGCGAGGACCTGGGTCCCATCGACGGTCATCGTGAAGTATTGCTTCTCGTAGGTCAGGTAGACCTTCCCGTAGGTCGCGTCCAGGTTGGGGATGGTCGCGGTCGTGAGTGTCCCACCACCGTACTTGAGGGTCAACGTTGTCCCATTGAAGTCTAGGGTATACCCTGTCGTCGCGGTACCAACCGATGTATTCTGAAAGTTAAACGAGGAGTTGACTCCCTGAATCTCGAAGGTGGCGACGAACACGTTAGGCATTTTAAGGCCCCATCGGTTGTTCTCGGTATATTCCGTAACATCTTCCAAAAGTACAGTATTCGTCGAGATACTATTTAACACCGTATCGAAACCGGCTGTACTGTCAATTTCCAATTTCCCAACACGGAGGGTCGCATTCGGAATATTCAAAATGCCCCGATGTGGTTGTATCGACATTTATTATAAAGGGAGGTTTTTTTAAACTGGGAGAAACTCGAAGGGTTTCGTCTGTTTGATACGAGTGAAGTCCTACGGACTTCGATCGGGATGTCTTTCTTACAAAGTGGGTTGCACTTTGGAGGAAAGTTTGGGTTTACGGAGTTGGTGCGACGGGCCAAACTGGGTTCTCTGGATCTTCGGTCGCTGTGGGGAGATCCCTAAGGGCTTGGCGGTACTCAAACCACTCCTGTTTCTTTTCGGGGGTGGCGTGGGAGAACGGGATGAAGATGATTACTGTGGTGGTTCTGGCCAATTTACATTTACCGGAAAGAAATCTTCGTCATACGTAATTCCTGTAATAGGAATGTCACGTAATTGACGTCTATAATCATTCCATTTACCACGTGTTACACCGTCCATGAATACATCTGCGAGCTGAGTCCAGTCTGTTTCGGCTAGTTTCTTGTTTCTCGTTTCTATGATGTTGATACTATTTTGGCGTTTGAATGTGTTAATGGATTTTTCAGAACGTACATCGATGTAATAATTTCCGGAATCGTCTATTTTCACATATGGGGTAGCATTGAATGGTCTAATCAGTTTATTAGCCATTTCTATATCTTCTTCTGGAATTGTCAATAGTATATGATCTATGTCACCCTCTTTGATTAAATAAGATGGTAATTCAGGTCCGCTAGATATGAATCCATTGTTTGTGATTGTATTCCATACAATGGCATTCCCATTATTTTTGGGTTTGGTTACGGTAACGAGCATCTTATTATATTACTAATAATATAATCGACTATACTCGACACATTCCGCTACGAATACATCACGGGCACCACCACCTGAATATGTTATTTCAATCGTTTCTTGTGTACCAGAAGTATTTGTACCCGTGTACACTATGTTAAATTTTCCCGTTCCACCGGTGTTGGTTGATACACTCCCTGAACCATTTAATACCGTTATATCGATGTCACCCGTGCCACTATCACCCGAACTTAACCTTCTATAAGCCACTACCACATGATCACCTTGAAACGCACTACTATTAGTATTAACTGAAGTACCCGTTAAAGTTAATATACCCGGAACCCATGAACTAACGTAATTAACCTTAAACGTTAACACACATGGATTACCGCGTATGACTTTTCTCTGTGCCAGACATGAATGATCCCTTGGTGTCGTGAGATTTTGTCCAATTCCATATGCCAATGAGTTACACGCTATAGTATCAGTTGCCTCTGCGTGAACAAACCTCGCCGACCCCCTCACATCCAACTGAGCTTCAGGGACTTTCCCGATACCGACGGCCGTATCGCTGATGACCATGGACCGCCCGGTTCGGCCCAACCGGTACAACTTTTGGACCTCCGAGCCTTCGAGGGCCACGTTGTAGAGTTTGAAGTTTGAGAGTTGGCCATTGAAATACGAGGGTGAGCTCGCCACCCGACCAAAATCTACACCAAGTGCTAAAATTGAACCTGCGAACATATCAAGAGCCGCAGTACTCGTACCCGTATTTGGATACTCAACACCATCAAAAAATGCATGCCTGCTTGCTACGGCACCACCACCTTCGTACGCAAGAGTCAAGTGATGCCACTCATTAGCTTTGATTCCTGAGATTGAAAAAGATGCATCATTACTGTAAAAGTACCAACTAATACTAGTTGGTGTGATATCACACGAACTGTAGTGACCGATGAGATCTACCCCGGGGAGATCGGCAGTTCTATTCACACCCCCCGTACCTTGTCGTCCTATTGTAAATGGATCTATTCTACTCGAGATAGTAGATTGATCAATACCCAATTTAAACCAGAAAGAGATACTATGGACCCAGTCACCGGCAGGGTTGCTAATTATCCCCCTAATACTATCATTCGTCCCATCAAAAACAAACGCCTTATCAGCCGCCGAGTAGGAGGCACCGTTGTAAAACGCCCCATGATTCCCCTTCCCCGAGATATCTGTGGGTGAGGAATTGACGGTGGTATCGAAATCCACCACCAACTTCTCGGGTCTCGGGGTTTCCGTATCCACGTCGTACCGCGAAATGCGGGGAACATCGAGGGATCTCCCTAAAGTCAGCGAACCCTTATCGAGGGTCGTGGGACCGGGGGTGCCGAAAAGTTTCCATTCGCGTCCTTCTAAACGGGCACCGGCTCCTACGGTATTTCCTATAATTCTGAAATATTGATAAGCGGTCGAGGAAGTTCCACTAAATAGTTCAGTTTCGATGGTACCTGAATATGTTTTACCACTAAATGAATGTATAGTGTTCCACTCGGAACCATCATTGGAACCAAGAATTACACCCGTCTTGGGACCACGAGTATCACCCTGTGGAATCCACCCCGATCTCTTTAGAAATATCTTACTAGGTAAACTAATTTGTAACCATTCACCACTCGATGTACCGGATCCATCTATATTTCCAGTAGTTACGGTAGAAATTGAAGTCGTGTAACCCCCCGTTGTATTATCGTACGAGGGTTGAGATAACCACGCGGTTGAGTTATTATTATCAAACGCGAAATATGTTTCATACGAGGAGGAAGCGAATGTACTCGCACTCACACAAAACACCCCGTGACCCGGAATCAAGGTCTCGTACCCACTCATAGGACCCGGAGGATACTCTTGGAGCCGCGCATCTCCCGCGAGTTCCAATTGGCCCGAGGGTTCGGCGACCCCCACACCCAAGTGTCCCTTGTACAGGGTCACTTGGGACTTGGACCCCAAGAAATAGTCTTTTTGGTAATCGTAGAGTTCCTGGACTTGCCCAGCGTTCAGGGCCTTGGAGTAGAGACGGAAGTTCGCGATGGAGCCATTGAACCCAGATGTTGAATATTCGGTTCCCGATGATGTGAGCTGAACACCTAACGCAAAATATGGATTCGTTGGTAAATTGAGTGAAGATCCTGATCTTGATTCTAAAATGTTACCATCAACGTATAATGTCATCACTCCACTAGAGTACGTTCCAACTGCGTGATACCAGGTTTTGGGAAGTACCGTACCAACATCAAAACTTGCCGAACCACCCCATGTATACATTCTAAAAACCGAACCAGTCTGTACTCTAAATCCGAGACCTTCTTCACTACTACCCTGTGAACCAATTTGAAATATACTATTATTCGAACCAGACACCATCTCGACCATATTAAACCACAAAGAGAATGTGAATGTTTGTTCACCACCAAAGGATGTTAATTGTCCTCGAATATAATCACCCACCCCATCAAAAACAAAAGCTCCATTTGATACTTGTGGGTCTCCACCTAGTGTAGCATTGTTAGTATTTGGAGAAAGATCCGTCACAGAAGTCACAGCTCCATTGGCCAAGTCCTTCGCATCATAGTAGACCTCCAACTGGGTCCCCGTGGTCGCCGGCACGTTGTACACGG